TTGTTGAAAAAAAATAAGATTATTCAATTATTTCCAGTAATAATTGGATGTAGTGTTGGGCTTTCTCATAATCTTCCTTTGCATTTTCTTTATATTCGGCTCTGCATAAGTATTTGATTATGTTGCATTTGCAGAAGCCAATATATTCTTCCTTTGATACTAATCCTTGTTTGAAACAGTCTACTGGGCTTAAGCCATTTGTAGTGTAGTGTTTTGGTTGTTTTATAGTATCACCTCTATTATACTGAATAATGTGTAAAAGAATATGAAAATAATGAAGATTATTATTACGAAATCCAAGCATAGTAAATCATCATCCATATCTATCATCCCACATTTTTCTACGATTGAATTGCCTTTCAGATACATCTGTACTGTCACGATCCAAATGAAAATGATGCTTGAAGGTTGATTGGTGGTGACATACTGGACAATGAAAATGTATAGTGTCTGTGAAAATCAACTTGAATTTCAGTAACCATAATGGTGTGGTACTGGTTGCTCCACAATATGCACATCTAAACCTATACGATTTCCATATTCTGCCTTGCTTAATGTTTAGGCTTTTGCTCATCAGTATACAACTCCCAAAGGGTTCTGATTAGGTCATTCTGTTTTTCAATGACTTCTTCTAATAGTTCTCTTTGTGTTTCTAATCGTGCGATTCTTGTTTTGTCTTCACCGATTATTCTACATAATCTGTCTATTTCTTGCAAATTATCATCCATTTAACCATATCTCCTTAATGTTCTTGGGAATTTTGTCTAATTGTTGTTTTAACTCCTCATTCTCTTTGGATAAGTGATTAAGCAAATCTGCAATTTTTTGCTTGTCAAGAATCTGTTTTTCAAGATTGTCCATTATTTCGATTTGTTGTTTGCCGATTTCATTATATATCACTTCAACAAGTTCAAATCGTTTCTCACTCATACTAAAAATCTCCATAAACTAATGCTCTTGCAGTTCTTTGTTTCTCCCATTCTAATGTTTTATTCATTTTAATTTCATCAATAACTTTCCATTCTAACTTTTGTTGCTTGACTTTTTGTTTTAAATTAAACAATCCTTTATCAATAATTACTTTGTTCTTACTGTTTTTAGTATAACGATAAACATAATATATTCGGTTTTTAGTCTTTTGAAATCCGACTCTATAAAAACCACTTTTGTTATTAATATTGTGCTTACCTTTGTTACCTTCTTTAATTCTTTCTTTATGTTCTTTTGAAAATTTTTTACCATAATTCGGATTTTTAGACCCTTTCATACTATTAGAAACTTTTTTTGCAATTTCTGGTATTGTCATAGGGCTTACTTCCCCACCCTCTGTGAGATTAAATCCTTGATTGTAAGTATCATATAACTTAATCAACTTTTTTTCTTCGGCATCTAAATCTTCTTCACAACACTTGCATAATACATCAAATGAAAAATTACTTTCTCCATATTTATTAAAACTATTTTGAAGGTAAGAATTGGGGTGTGCATTTCTCCTTAATCTTGAAAAATGGTCTGTAAATCTTGCTTCGATGTTTTTAGATTGCCCAATGTATCTTTTATTATTAACAAGATTAGTAATGCAATAAATTCCACTAGTCATTTTCTTTCACCTCTGTTGCTTTGTAATATTCCATTAATGGTTCGTACTTATTCTTACCACTCCAATCTTCAAGGAAATCTTCTATAAGTTGCAATCGTTTCGCATTATCTTTATCAAAGAAATCTAATGATGGAACACTCTCCAATAAGAAATCACAGAACTCTAACAATATTTTTTTCATATCATACTCAACAGTATTATCATCTTCATCTTCATCAGAATCCTCATTCCTTAACTTCCTTAACATTAATTCCACTTCAATTCGCTCCTTAAGGCGAAGTAACCAAGCAGACTCCTTAAAAGTTAATTCCAAATCATTCGGATTATCAGACTCAATAAATTTCCAAGTTTCAGTATCAATTTCGGCTAACTTATCGTGCCACTCCACCAATCGCCAAACCCTTGACACTTCATCCTCCATACACTCCAAAGCAGTCACAATGTCAAACTTATCAGAATACTTCTCATTGAAATCAGTATCTAAAAGCCTTTTTATAACACCTTCAAACTCATCAGTCAAAATAATATACAAATCAGTAAGCCCTTGATCAAGACTAACATTCTCATTATCTTCATTCATTGCCATAATATCACACTCCCATCATATAATTAAACAACTCTTCATTTTCAACTGTAAACCGAATAGTAATCAAATACTCTATCTCCCACAACCCCACAAGTTTACCCTTCTGTGGATTAAGGATTTGAAAATCACCTAACCCAAATTCGTGCATATGTCTAAAGAGTCCAGTAGGAATCTTATAACCACCATACATAAAAGGGTAACCTTTCGTATCAACTTCATAAGTATTGGAAACATCACTCACCTTCCGAATATCTTCAATATCTAATTCCCCATCAAAGAACTCTTTTAACTTTTCAATCAAACAATCACCTTGAAAACATTCATCCACTTCAGAAACACCATCTTCCAAACTAACCATTATACTCACATCTTATCCAAGTTCTTCAATTTTCGTGTACTAACAATCTCCCCAAACAACTCTTCTTGAATATCAAAAAGATTGCCCACACACCACCCCCTTAAATTAAGCAAATCAACAACCTTCTCTGCATCATCTAAAGAATCATACTGCCCAAAATTAACAGATTTGCCACCAAAAATCTTACTCACAACAAACTTCTCTTGGATCTTATTCAAATATATATTACTCATAATCCACACCTATATAATTCAACCCTAAAAACTCTTCAACATCCTTAAAAATCTCCTTCAAACGGAAAACATTAACAAAATCCTTACAATAATCATCAAAAGCAACATCCTTTTCATCATAATTGCAAAAGAGAGTGCCATCAATCATTTCGCTAAAATAACAATTTTCACAAGCCAAATGACTATTGCTTATACCCATTTTTGTAATCTTCCCAACTCCTTGTCTTAAATAAAATCTTATTATTCACATATCTTGCCAAATCCTTCTGATATCTATCTGATTTATCATAAGGCATCACATAAGGGTCTATCTTAAAGTCTTCCCATAAATGATTGATTCGATATAAATCTTCTTCTTCTGTACTCCAAAAACCAATTAAGACATAACAATTTATCCTTCTTGGGTGAATGTACTCTATAAGATGCTCAAACTTATCATCAAGATTCTCTCTTGGATTATCCCAACCAATCTTAATAGGGTAATGAAATTTCAATCTTTTCAAGGCTTCTCCTTGCTCATCATTGAACAAGCGAACATCCACTCCTTGCAAGTCTACTGGTTGACCCCATTCGACAAGTTGGTCTACTGCATCTCTCCATTTCGGATTAGCGAAGAAATTATTGTCTTGCACTCTGATCCAAGTTCCATTCGGATTCAAGTTCTTCGGTTCTACTGGTCTGATTTGACCTTCCTTTTGTCTTACTACACAAAAAGGACAGTTTCTGATACATCCTCTGCTAAACCATACGATGCTTTGGTCTGCATTTGGGTAAAGACTCCAGTCATAGTTGCATTCTTCAATTTCTTTTGGCAGTCTTGATGTTATGTCGAATCCAGTTCCACCTACAATCATATCATCTCTAACATATCCCTTGTCTGTGAAATCAAATAGACTGAAGGCATAGACCTTATCATAGGTATCGTGGAACAATGGAGAGTAAATTTCTACTTCATCTCCTTGTTCTTTATGATACTGGCTCACTTGCATCATTGCAGTATTGATTATTTTCGGTTCAAGATTATACAATCCTACTCTCATCTAATCCACTTCTGCAAAATACTGGTGGCATTTCACAAGTCTGTTTTGGTTTACTGTTATCAATTGCCAAGATGGTGGCTCTAATTGGAGATATTGTTGGTCTGCATATCCTTCATAGTTAAGGAAGTGTCCAGTATAACCATAATAAACTCTCTTATATCCAGTTGGGAATCTTTTTAATTCGTGCCAAAAGGCTAAACGGTGATTGTGACCTTCAAGGTATAAATCGGAGATTATATCTTGGGTGGATTTCTCTAATTTGCCCATTGCCAAGTGCTTTCTTTGAGATGAGCCTTTTCCGTGTCTTGTGAAGATACTGAAGTCAAAATCGTTGATACTGAATGTGTCAATATTCTGATTGAAGTATTGTATGTCCAGTTCTCTGCACATATCCTTCACGATATTGTACCCATACTCCTTGTTGAGTCTGTATTCGTGGTTTCCAAGACAATAACCAACAATATCATCTTGTAAAGGCTTAATATTGTTTATGAAGTATTCTCTTTGCTCATCAACACTACATTCGGTTTGGAATGCACTATCACCAACACTCTTACTGGCAACTTCTATGCAATCACCCATCAAATAGATTCTTTTCCTTGGCAAATCCTTTATTTGTTTGAGCATTTGCTTAAAGAAGTCCTTATTGAATTGTTTAGAACCAATATGGAAATCTCCAATGGCAATTATGTTCACAACTTCCTTTGATTTCAAGGCATATTCATCTTTCAACATAAGTATAACACTTCTCCAGTTTTTAATTCGTTTAGTTTCATATTCCAGTCCTCTTTCTTTCGTTTCTTATTATTTTTGCTTCTGTTTTGAAGTTTTTGTTTCGGTGATGTGAACTGATCCCAGTTGTTCCTAATGTTTCTTTTATTCGGTCATCGTTTTCTCGTTTCCATTTTGCCTTGTATTCTCTGCGATGGTTTCTGTAGCATTCTGTACTGCAGAATTTTTGTGAATGGTGATTTGGGGTGTATAGGTTGCCACACCATTCACATTTCTTGAGTACACTACATTTCATTGGGTTAATCTTCCCATTCGTATTCTTCTTCATCTGTTGGTACATCTGAAACGATGGTTTCATAAGCCAATCCTCCAAAGCAGAACTCATTGAGTATTAGGAAACTAACCACTACCATACTCCAGTACAATTGTCCAGTCAAGCCAAAATAATGGCTTATCCAGTTACTGACAAGCCATATCGCATATTGACAAAATAGGAATATTGTGAAAATGATGAAGGTTATGATAGGGTTCATTATGCACCATCCTTTCCTTCAAGAGAGAATTTATATTCTAACAACTTGACTTCATACTTTCTTTTTAGTGAGTCGATTATTGCACGAATATGCTCCACGGCTTTTTTATCACTATTCAGTTGTTGTTTGATATAGTATTCCTTGTCCTTTTGTGTTGGTTTAGCCTTGTTTAGTGCTACTGCCCAATCGGTTTCTAACCACATTTTTGCTTCTTTCAATTCAGTTTCCAGTTTCAAATCAATATATTCATTTGTAGTGATTTCTATCTCTTCTATCAAGTCATTCATAATCTTAATCCCCATAAATTTTCTCTTTTGCCAGTTTTACTCGCTTCTTCAAGGCAGACAAGTTTCCAACGATTATTATTCTTTGCAACTTGTCTTAATATTGAACTCATCTGCGATTGAGTTATCTGCTTATAAGTGGGTATATTGCAGACTCTGAAGTGAGAATACAATTCTCTTGTACCGACTGGTCTGCCCACACTCATAATGTAACTTATAGCACAAGTCACAATCTTTGCTTTATCCATATTGTGCATAGCCATCATATTTATCTCCTTATGAAATAACTGCTACCAGTAAAGGTTGTTTCGTGTCTGCTCGGCATAGTATCAGTTTGATTCTGATAATGATTTCGTTTCTCATCATATTCTTGAAAATTCGGAGTATCCAGTTTCTCAAAAACAATTTGAGCAATTTTGCAGTCATCATTCAAGATAATTGGATAACGATTCATATTCACCAATTCCAAGGTAATATGCCCTTCAAAGTTAGGGTCAATGAATCCTGCAGTTATATGAACGATTAAACCGATTCTGCCAAGGCTACTAACTCCTTCAACCCTTCCAACATACCCATTTGGGATTTTAACCTTTTCCTTGGTAGATACAAGCACAACTTCCCAAGAAGGCAACACTATACGATTGAAATTAGTCTTTAAGGACTTATTATCACAT